CCCAGCGCGGTGGCGGCGCGTTTACTTTGACCGAATTGAATGTAATTTCACTGGCATATGCCCACGGTGCAAAGCGGTCATTGGAACTGACGTTCAAGGTGAATTCAGTGTGCAAACGGATCACGAAGAGGGTTGTCCCGTTATTGACACCAATTTAGGTCGTTGGATTAAGGATTTGCAATGAGATTCCCCAACCCCCGCGACGAGATCACCGCAAACACCGATGCGGCCATAGCCCGAGTGGACGCCGCAGCGAACCAGGCATGGAAAGAAGCCTGCCTTGAGGCAATCAAGGAAGCCTGCCGCCGGTACGAGCTGTTTACTACTGAGGATGTTGCAGACATTCTTGATGAGTCTGACACCCTCACCCATGAACCACGGGCGATGGGCGCAATGATCCGCAAAGCCCAAGCAGCCGGTTATTGCATCCCCACATCTGAATTTGTTCCTTCACACAGAACCAGCAGCAACGCGTACACCAAGCGGGTGTGGCAGCGCCGGTTTATCCCAAACAAGGCGGTAGCGTGAAGCCATGCCTATGCCAGAAAGACGACCCCAACCACAAGGTGCCTTATGCTGTGGGCAAGCAGCGGTCAAACGACCTTTTGAAAATGGGGTTTGAGCCTCACAAATGCCCGGAATGTAAGAAACCAGCTATATGGAAAAAACCTCGTCAAAAATAAGGAGACCAGCATGAGTGCTTTAACAAACGAGTTGTACGAACCTAGCGCACGTTTTATCAACATTGACCCCGACATGGCAAGAAAGTGGTTAACGAAAAACGTAAATAACCGGCCTTTAAGGCTAAATAGTGTGGTAAAGATTTCTTCTGACATTATCAACGGTCGGTGGCAAGTAAATGGGGCAACCATAACGTTCAACGATAAAGGCGAACTTATTGACGGACAGCACCGGTTGTCGGCAATAGTTGCAGCAAACATGACCGTCATGTCACTTGTTGTTACTGAAATTTCCCCTGACGCCATGCCCACAATTGATATGGGCGATGTTCGTACTGTGGCGCATATTCTTGCTCTGCGAGGTATTCCATCATCAACTCGAGTGGCTGCTTTAGCAATGATTTACATGAAATATTTGCGGTATCCTGAAATTCAATGGAATAACAAAGGTGAAACGTCAAGAGTTGAACTTGCTAATTTTGGAACGGAAATATCGGACTTACTCATTAGCGGTACAAACACTGCTAATGGTTTGAAAAGAATTGGTTTGTGTAATTCCTCTTACGGCTTGTTGTACGTGCTTGTCCACACAGAATCAGAAAACAAACATCTGTGGGATGAATTTCACGATGGCGTTACTACGGGTGCTGGCTTGTGGGAAGGCGACCCTCGATTGGCGTTACGTAACTTTACTATGCGCCGGTCTTTTAAAGCAGGTGCTTGGGACCAACAGGCGCTAGCTGCCATATGCATCAAAACTTGGAACAAGTGGCTTATGGGCGAAAAAATGAAAATGGTTGGCTTTCGACGCGAAGAACTGCCCATGCCACGAGTTTTGTAATTATGCCAAATAAAGTTAGTGGTTGCTATCGGCACTGTTATGCGCTGCGCACTAACGGCGTATTTGTGTGGCAGCAATGCGCCCATTGTTGGAAGAAAAAGCGCGCACACAATAAGAACAACATATTAACCACGGTGACTTGGCCTTGGTCCCCGCAAGAAGAACAACGAGTCGTTGAATCAATGGCAATTCACGCCGAACACTGCTGGCACAAAAAACGCAGAAAGGAAAAAGATGTGTCGGCATCCAGTGTTTAAGTGGGTAGATCTGTCAGACGGTCGGTGGAAAGTTTGTTTGGAATGTGGGGAAATATACCTATGACTGCACAGGTTGATCAACTTGTCGTTGACGAAAACGGTGATCGCGTTTATCCAAAATTTGTTTTTCCAAGACCTCCAATTAACAAGGAAGAACTGTGGGAAACGGTTCGTGTTTTGTTTGGTGTGGAGATTCCTCGGCTTAAAGTTTGCCCTGATCACTGCGCTCCATTTGACGCATTTGCAGAAGGATATTTTGGTAACAAGAACTCATACTCACTCTGGTACGGGTCTCGTGGCACGGGAAAATCCCTCATGCTCGCTCTTCTCGCTCTGACCAAGGCGGCGATTCTTGAGATCAATGTAACTCTTCTTGGAGGTTCAATGGCTCAAGCAACTAACGTTCAAGAACACATTGAAAATCTGTTGCTCTATCCCAGTTCACCTTCTTGGGCAGTAGCTCAACAGATTCAGACGCAGATCACGTTTTCTGGTGGTAACTGGATACGACCTTTACCCGCATCCCAAAAAACTGTTCGAGGCCCACATCCTGGCCTGACTTGCCTTGATGAGATCGATGAAATGGATATCAAGGTCTACAACGCTGCTATGGGTCAGGCAATGGCTAAGCCGAACGCCCGCGGGATCATTATCCCTGAAATGGTGGTGGCCTCGAGTACGTGGCAACATCCATCAGGGACTTTTCAGACGGTCCGCGATGATGCAATCCGTAAGGGATTGCCTGTGCGGACGTGGTGCTTTAACGAGGTGCTAAAGACACCGTCGAACCCAACGGGGTGGATGGATCCGGCGTTCATTGAGCGTAAAAGAGCCTCTGTCCCTGCGGAGTTATTCCGGGTGGAGTATGAGCTCGGTGAACCTGCCGGTGGGTCTAGGGCCTTTGACCTGGTGGCTCTTAATGCCACATTCAAAGACATGCCGGTGGTACGGGAACGTCACGCTGGTTCTGATGATGAGTGGGTCTTTGAGGAGCCTCAGGTCAATGGCTGGTACGCGATGGGTGCGGACTGGGCGAAGGAGGAGGACAAGACCGTCATTGTGGTGTTTCGGGTGGATGAGTCGGTGCGCCGTTGTGTGTATCTGCGCAGGATCAACCGAAGGCCTTGGCCGGAGATGGTGAAGATGTTTAACGACACCATGAAGGCGTATCAGGCTGTTGCAGCACATGACGCTACGGGTATCGGCAACGTGGTGAACGACCTCATTGATGAGCGGGTTATCAAGTTCACGATGAATGGCGCCAAGCGTGGGGCGATGCTGATGGATTACATCTCAGCGGTGGAGCAGCTGCGTTACCGCCTCCCAGCAAACACCCCGGCTTTTGACGCGCATAAGGCTGCGACGCAGGAGGATGTCTACGGCAATGGGGGTTGGAAGGCCCATTTGCCTGATGATGTGGCGGCGTTCGCCCTGTGCCATTACGCCGCTGAGCATGGCGCCCCGGTGGCAGCTGCCGCGGGTGTGAAGAAAACAGAGTTCATGCCGCGGGTCACGAGAGCGGTAGATCCAGAGCCTGAGCCGACATTGAGGGCTGCTGGTGAGGTGCGGATCTCTGATGAAGGTTGGAACCCGTATTTGGTGTGATGCGTTTTGATGCGCCGTGTGGGCTGAACTTTGCCCATAGTGGCCGTAGGCTTGAGCCAAACTGAGACATCAGGAGATGCCCGTGATGAAGAAGATGTCCGCTGAGCAGGCGGCTGAGGAAGGCGCCCCGGTGGGAGAGCCCTACACGCCACCTGGTCCCGGCCGTGGCACATTCGATGTGCCCTCCTATGACGACATTGCTGACCTTCAAATCCTGTTCAAAAGGTTTGGTAACACGGCGATCGCAAACGGTGGCGACACCATGTCGGGCGACTACAACGTCCTTGGAAAGTTTTTCATCAACGGTCGTCAGATTGACCCTTCGGATGCATACAACATTCTTGATAAGTCGGCTGGTTTTAACGTGCAAGTGGGCGAGGTCCTGAACCAGACACGGTTCATGTGCAACTTTGCGACAGACAACATCATCGGTATGCCTACCGACACTACGGGTATACCTGAGGGCGCTCGTATCACCATTGTTCAGGTGGGCAAGGGCAAGATTTCCATTGACGGTGTAAACGTTGTGGGAACGAACAAGACGAAGACGCAGTATCAGCTTGTTGAGGTCATGTTCCACGCGAACTTGTGGTGGTGCCTTGTTGGTGGCGGCGGTGGCGGTGGAACGGAAGGTGCGCCGTCTAAGCCGACTGCGAAGTGGAACGCGGACTTCACGCAGATCACGTGGGAGCCCGTGGCGGGTTCTGCGAGCGAGACGTACGGCTACGGGGCGCTTGTTACCCCCGCTGGGGACATCTCGTATCGGATTCAGGGAACAACGATCTTAATCGATCGCGCAACGTCTGGCATTGACTACGCATTTCAGGTGTGGGGCGTTAATGCTGCTGGTCAGGGAGAGTTCTCGGACCCCATTGGGCACACTTACGCAGGAGTTGATGCCCCAACGCTGACGGCTGTCCCTGGCCCGGCGCAGATTCAGGCGCAGTGGACTCAAGTGGCTGGGGTGACGGGCTACCGACTGTCGTACAAGAAGACCACGGATCAGCAGTGGACGTTCGTTGACGAGGCGGTTAGCGCGTTCGGTGAGATCATCAGCGGCTTG